CGTTACCTCCACCACCAGTTCCTCCAGTTCCTCCAGTTTGGCCATAACCTCCACCCCCACCGGCTCTAGTCACAGAAGTTCCTGTTATTAATGATACAACACCATTACCACCAGTTCCTCCTTGCTCATAAGATGAATCACCTCCTAATGCTCCAGCTCCACCACCTCCGGCTGCTCCTGTATCATTACCCGAATTGTTTCCACCAGCATAACCCTGATTGGCTGTACCTGCTCCTCCAGTTTGTGCACTACCAGCACCAGCTCCACCGCCTGAACCTCCTACACCAGCTGCTCCACCAGTTAAATTATATGTTCCACCACCACCTCCACCGGTTGTTATTATTGAACTAAATTGTGATATAGAACCTGATGTTTGAGATACACCACCTGCTCCAACAGTTACAGTATAAGCTACTCCTAAAGTAATAGCAAGAGGTGTTTCAGTTGAGCCACCTCCACCAGAAGTTTCAGTACCAAATGATGAACGATATCCACCAGCTCCAGCTCCACCTGGTCTACCTCCAGCAGAACCTAAGTATCCACCTCCACCACCTCCTGCTACTACAACATAAGATGCAGTAAATGGAGAAGGGTAATTAGGTGTATATAAAGAATATAATTTATCAGGTGTTACATAAAGTTTTCCACTATTATCAACAACCACATTTAATTTATCTAATGATTGAGATGGTCTTGAAGGTACATAAGCTGAACCAGAAGGGAAATATACTGATGCTGTTTGGAAATATACTGATGCGCTTGTGATTGTATTTGTTACAAGTACTTCAGCAGTTTGACCAGGTTTATAGTTTTGGAAAAGTATTAATGTACTATCACCAATACCAGCACTAAAATAGTTACCTTTATTTAAATCTATTGAAGATGTACTGTTTACAATTGATGTTGAAACTAATAATGTTCTACTACTACCTGTCACAATTAATGAACCAGTTATTTCAGCTGACCCACTATAAGGGAATGCTAATGCAGTTTGACCTGATGTTCCAGAAGTACCAGAAGTACCCGATGAACCACTACTACCAGAAGTACCTGATGTGCCACTACCTCCAGTTAAACCACTGCTACCAGAAGTACCCGATGTTCCGCTAGTACCAGAAGTACCCGATGTTCCACTACCTCCAGTCAAACCAGATGAACCACTGCTTCCGCTTGTTCCACTTGTACCAGACGTTCCCGATGTCCCACTACTTCCGCCACTACCTGCCGTACCATTAATACCGCTTGTACCAGACGTACCACTACTTCCACTACTTCCACTTGTACCTGATGTACCACTTGTTCCACTACTTCCACTACTTCCACTACTTCCACTTGAACCATTTAATCCAGAAGTACCAGATGTACCAGCAGTTCCAGAAGTACCAATTGCTATAAATGAACCTGTTGCTACTAATGATGTTCTATTGTTTGCATCTCCTACTAAAACATATCCTTCTCTTAATGATGAAGTAAATGCTCCACTAGCTGATATGCTTCCACTTACACTTAAATTACCACCAGTACTTAAAACTCCAGTAAATGAAGCTTGTGTACCACCACCAGCTCCCATAGTAAGTATGTTTCCTCCTGATGTATTTTGTAATTCTAATCCATTACTTCCTTGTGCTTTAATATGGTGTGCAACTAAAGTAGAATCACCAACCATATTAATATTACCACTAACAAAAGTAGAACCTGTTATTCTTAATGGACCTGTTTTAAAATCTACAGTTCCAAAAAGGGTTTGAACATCATCAGCTGCATCACCGAATTGGTTTGAGCCTGATGAATATATTACACTTGCTGTTTCAAATTGTACTAATAACTTAGAAGCTGTTATTGCTCCAGTCACATTTATATCTCCTGTTACACTTAATGTATTACCATTAAATGTCAAATTAGCTTCAACAGTTCCATTTGGTGCACTTCCATTTAAAGTAATAATACCATTATCAGTTGTACCTGTCAAAGATAATAATCCAGATGTTCCACTACTACCACTCGAACCACTACTACCATTTAATCCGCTTGTACCAGATGTTCCTGATGTTCCAGAACTTCCAGAACTACCGCTTGTTCCACTTGTTCCACTTGTTCCACTTGTTCCACTTGTGCCTGATGTTCCTCCACTTCCTGCAGTTCCGTTAGTTCCTGATGTACCAGAAGTTCCAGATGTACCTGATGAACCTCCACTACCAGCCGTACCATTAATACCCGATGTTCCACTAGTTCCTCTTGTACCGCTTGTACCAGAAGTACCCGATGTGCCTCCACTACCAGCAGTTCCATTTATACCAGATGTACCCGATGTACCGCTTGTTCCAGCAACTCCATTCGTTCCATTAATTCCATTCGTTCCATTAATTCCAGATGTACCTGATGTACCTCCTACACCGCTAGTGCCTGATGTACCATTAGTTCCAGCTATTGTAGATATTCTAATGTTACCTGTACTACCACTAATTGATGCAGTTGCAGCTCCTATGAAGTTTAATCCAGTAACACTACCTAATAAAGTTCCTTCTTCAGATAATAAAATACCAGAGCCTGATAATACTAAGCTATCTATTTCGTTATTTATTGTTGCTATTGAAGAACTTAATGATTGAGATACTGAATTAAACTCACCTTGAGTTGTCATTGATTGAATCATATCAGTATTAAACTCTCTTAACTTAGTAGGAGTTATAAAACCTGTATTGTTATTTGGGAAGTTAGTTTGGTTTTCTTGTTCTAACTGCGTTTTATTTAATTGAGACATATCTTATATCTTTGTTTTTTATATATTTCCTATATCAAATCCTGAAGAGAATCCACTATCGAATGCTCCTAATATCAATTTAGGTCCTTGCGTTTGCCCAATCCCCTGTTGTTGTAAAGCACCATCACAACATTTAGTACTATATGTGTCCGAATTCAGACACAAACAAGCTCTACGTGAGTTCTTTGGTGATGATTTACCTCTAGTTGGTCCTATATAAATGCCACTATTTCTTCTTTGGTTTTGGCTATATGCGGGCGTTCCCATATTGATATTATTATTGTTTATACTTTAACAACTAACTTTACAAAAGTATGATATCTCCTACCCTTTACTCGCCTCTTTATATAACATATTATCCAAATCTGCTTTATCACTTTGATAAGCTAGATACAAAAGACATTTCTCTAATGGTTGTTTAACCACCTCATCCATTCGCATGATATCATTACCTGCTAATGTTATAATTGATGTATAAGCTTTCCACTTTTTTCCAAAATTGATTTGATGTTGTGAGGTATCTCCTCCGTAGCTATCATAGATTTCAGGGTAGAATTCAGCAAGTCCTTTAACAAATTGATAAAAAAAAACAGCGTACCAAAATGAACATCCATTGTTACCTTTAAGAACTTATCCTTATCCGTTATACCATCATAGGGTTCTATCTCATATAACTGTCTTTGCTTTAACTTAATAGGCCTGTATAGAATACTCATTACTTCTGCCCAATTATCATCTATACTTAGGTTCTCATGCTTTGTCACATCTAAGTAAGCACCATAAGACATCTTAGATAGATTAGGCTCAAACCCATACTCAATCCCATCTATGTGTATAAACTTCTGCAATGGTATATTAGTATCAGCTATAAAAGATTCTAAATCTCTCTTCATACTCATAAACACTTCAGTATCTAAGCTATTCAAATACTTTGGGTCAAATCCACATAGGTGATGGAATAGGCATGCTACTGAACCTTCAGGTGAATCCCCATATACTTTTAAATCCTTTTGTAAAGCTAGATACTTTTCTAATGTTACTGCACTCCAATCTTTTGGAACTACTATTTGTATTTCTTTTTTCATATTAAAATTGTTTTTTCTCTCTATATTGTTCAGGGTTTACCAAATCTAAATCATCAGTTAGTTTAGCCTTTTGTGTTACATTTGTAATTGGTGTGTACATTTGTGAATTAAGGGTATTTACTTTCATTTGTAAATTGTTTCGTTGAGTAGCTAATGCCATTGCAGTTGCTTTCAGTTCTTTGTTTTGTAATTCCAATGAGTGGCAATATCTTGCCATATCAAGAAAGTCTTCTTTGCTTAGGTTATCTAAATCTATTTCCATATTATCTTACACTTATTATATATTTGCCCTGCGCTGTGGCTTTGTTTGATAACCTCATCATTGCTGCATATCTAGCTGCATCTATTAAGTGGTTATTGAAATCTACTGGTTTATCTAATTGCTTACCAAATCTATCTGAACTCCACTCATATGAATAGAACTCATTGGTTAGGTTTTGGCAACTCTTTGGTATGTTTATCTTATAGTTCTGCATTACCTGAATACCAAAGTTAATACTATCCTTACCTTTTATTACAGGCCTTATGTTCCATCCTAATCGGTATAGTTCATCTATTAGTCTTGGTTCTGCACTATCAGCCCATATCTCTTCTCTATCTTTCACAACACTTCTTAACATTGCATCTATATCGGATGTTACTAATCCTTTCTCATAACAATGCTCCATAATGTATAGTTCGTTATCCATCTTCCATACACTAACTAATGCAGTTGGGTCAGATGAGTAACCAAAGTCTAATCCGAATGCAACAAAGGTAGCTTCATCAGGTAGGAAATCTACTACGTTGAATTGGAAGATAGCTTTCTCATTACTTACATACTCTCCTAATCCATACACTAACCATGCCTTTGGATTTGTTCTTTGTAAATCTTCAATAGCTTTCTTAACACTACTCTCTAAGTAAGGATTGTTCTTATATGTTGTAAAGTAACGAGTACAATCTTGCATTAACCTTATCCAATGGTATGGACTTATTGTGGGATTGTAACTCAATATAATTGGACCTGTTGTACGAATCATTAGCTGGAAGTAAGATTCTTCATCTATCTCATTTGCTTCTTCCAACCATAAGATACTACTCTTTAATCCTCTCAACTTCTCACTATCGTCTGTTGATATGAATTGTATTACCGATTCAGTATAAAAATTATAGATTCTATCAGATGTATTCCAATCATTTTCATTCCATATACCCAAGCCCAACATCACATACTTAAAATCCTTCATCACTGTTCTATTAGCTGATGGTAAATTCTTTCTTACAATAGTTATCGTTTCTTTACCACTAAGAGCTTGTACTATACACCATTGAAGTAATGCGTATGTCTTCCCACTTCTAGTCCCACCTATGTGATGCGTTACCCTTGTTGGAGAATCCTGCTGATTACCATACGTTACCGTTGTATTAACTTCCAGATTCATCTACTGCCTTTTGTGTTATGTTTACTGATATTTGTTGTATCCTTTGTTCTATTTCTCCTTTTAACTCTACCCTACTCTGCTTTGGTAAATGAAACTCTAACATCTTTAATGCTAAATCAACAGCCCTACTTGGGTCTTTCTTCATCATCTCCTCCATAATTTGTGGTAGGTTATCCATTACTTTGTTTGTAGCACGAGCTAATGATAGTTTCATCATCTCCGTACTTCGGTTGAGTGCTCCCTTTGGTCTTCCTCTACCTAATTGATTGCCTTTTTCAAATGCCATGTTATTTTATGTTATTTAAATATTTAACAACTCAATTCCAAAAGGTTGTATTAGGCTTTTGTTTTACCTCCCATTCTATTCTTTGTTTAGCTATCTCAAAGTATTCTTCTTCTCGCTCTATACCAATAAATTGCATACCTTCCCTAACTGCTGCTTTGCCTGTCGAACCACTGCCCATAAAAGGGTCTAACACTATTCCTCCTTTTGGAGTTACTAACTTTATAAGGTATTCCATTAGTGTGGTTGGTTTAACTGTTGGGTGAATGTTTTTGTGTTTTATTGGTGCATTAACTAAATTACCATTTGCATCATACAATAGTTCATTTTTACTCAAAAAGTTTCTCATTACTTCTTTTTCTTCAAACGCATCACAACCTTCGTTTCTATCTTTCTTTGATGCTTTAGGGCAATAGAAGAACCTACTTGCTCCACCTTCATCTAAATACAATTTTCTTTCTACTGCATTTACATCTGTTCCACCAACATATTCATTTTGCCAACCACTCTTATTATCGGTTTTACATTTAGCTTGTTTATTTAACTTACCACTTTGTTGGTCTAATATATAGCAAGGGCAGTTAGGGTCTGTATGTATTACACCACTATTAGTATCATTATAGTTTGATGGTGCATTTGGTTTTATATTAGTAATAAATCCATCTACTTTGTATTCACTATCATTATAGTTGTATGGAGTATTTGTATTATCTTTTACCTTTGGATTTTCACATGTGCATTCAAAGATTATGTTTGCTGGAAATCTACCTTCTCTTTCTTCACTACCTTCTTGATTACCGAATGTTCCGTAAATACCTTTATCACCTGTATTACCTACACCATTACTATGTGTTGATACCTTTTCAGTTCCTACTCTGCAACCATCTATATTTATTCCACCTACT